CCGAAAGCGCGCCGATGCCGATCGCAAGGCCGCAGCACAACGCGCGGCAGAACGTGCCCGCAAAGCGTGGGAGGCATGCGATAAAAATGGCGAGTCTGACTACCTGACACGAAAGGGTGTTGGCGCGTTTGGCGTGCGGTTCTCACCATCTGGCGCGATGGTGATACCGATTGCCGACATCGCGGGAAACCTGCACGGCCTGCAGTTGATCCGAACCGGCGCCCAGGCGAAGGCGAGCAAGGACAAAGAGTACTGGCCAGCCGGTCTGGCGAAAAAAGGGCACTTCCACCTGATCGGCGGACCGCGTGACGGCGATGTGCTGCTGTTGTGCGAGGGCTACGCCACGGGCGCCAGCCTGCGGATGGCCACCGATCTACCCGTGGCGGTGGCATTCGATGCCAACAACCTGCAGCCGGTTGCCGAGGCGCTACGCAAACGCTACAAGCGGATCCGCATTCTGGTCTGTGCCGACGATGATGCGTTCGGCAAGTGCATCGGCTGCGGCCATCCTGTTGACCTGGTACAGCACCCGACAGATTGCCCGGCCTGCGCGCAACCGCACGGGCGCATCAATACCGGCGTCACCACGGCCAGCACCGTGGCGATGCTGGTCAGTGGCGGACATGTCGCCCCACGATTCGCCGACCAGGGCGCGCGGTGGCATGCGTTCGAAACCCGTGGATCCAAACTTACCGACTTCAACGATCTGCACGCCGTCGAAGGCCTGCACGTGGTGCGCGCTCAGGTGCTCGCCCGCATCACGGAACTGAGCTGGGATGCGCCCGCCACGCGTGGCGCGTCGAACGGGGGGGCGGGGAAGCGTGCGGCGGATGCCATGGCGCCGATCAGCACACTGGATGAACTGCTGGATCGGTTTGCGCTGGTCTATGGGCAGGGCGGGCAGGTCTTCGATCACAAAGAGCACACGCTCATCGCCCTCAGCGACATGCGCGACCTGTGCCTGCAGCGGGAAATTCATCGCGCCTGGATGGAGCACCCCGACCGTCAGATCGTGCGACCTGCCGAAGTCGGCTTCGACCCCTCAGGAAAAGAGGGCCTGCGCTGCAATCTGTGGGACGGCTGGCCGACGCAGGCCAAGGAAGGCCGCTGCACCGCGCTGTTTTCCCTACTCGGGCACCTGTGCGGGCGTGATCAGGCGATGGTCGAATGGGTCATCAAGTGGCTTGCCTACCCGATCCAGAACCCCGGCGCGAAGATGCACACGGCGCTGGTGCTGCACGGCGGTCAAGGCACCGGCAAGAACTTGTTTTTCGAGACCGTGATGGCGATCTACGGTCGCTATGGTCGAATCGTCGACCAGGCTGCCGTCGAAGATAAATTCAACGATTGGATGTCAGCAAAGCTCTTCCTGATCGCAGACGAAGTCGTCGCCCGGTCCGAGCTGTTCCACGTCAAGAACAAGCTCAAGTCATACATCACCGGCGAGTGGGTGCGCATCAACCCTAAGGGCATGGCGGCACGCGATGAACGCAACCGCGCCAATTTCGTGTTCCTCTCAAACGAAGTCCGGCCGGTCGCGCTGGAAGAAGATGACCGTCGACACTGCGTGCTCTACGTGCCGGAGAAAATGCCGCCAGAGGCCTACGAGCTGGCGGTGGCAGAACGCGACAATGGCGGCATCGAGGCCGTCCACCACGCGCTGCTGACATTTCCCCTGGGCGACTTCGGACCGGCGACCAAGCCGCCGATCAATCAGGCCAAGCGCGATCTGATCGAGATCGGACTCGATAGCACCAGCCGGTTCTACCACGCGCTCACGTTGGGCGAACTCAACGGGATAACCCCAATGCCGTGCCGGTCGGAGGATCTGTATGAGGCCTACCGGGTCTGGTGCGGGCGAACAGGTCAGCGAACAGCGCCTCAGCATCAACTGATTGCACAGATTGCCAAGAAACACGCCGTCCCGGTCAAAAAGGCGCGGTGGAGCGTCGGCACGGGGGAACGCGGGCCGCATGGCATTTGTGTGCTAGGGCCAGACCGCGACCCGCCGCCAAACGTGCGCCAAACCGACTGGTTCGGCGAATGCGTCGTCGCATTCAAAAACGCCGTGGACGACTACAAGGTGGCCATGAATGCCTAGTTTGCCCTCAAATGTGCGGCATGTACGGTATCAAGTGCGGTATCAGGTGCGGTATCAACCCATTGATTTTATTGGCACGTTCCGCACGTTCGGTATCCGCCTTTACGGGCGGGCGGGCGCGCGCGTAGGCAACAAATCATCCCGCATTACGCAACGCGCACACATACCGCGCACCCCTCCCTTACATGCGGAACGTGCGGCACATGCCGCGTCATTGCTTGGTTTTATCCAGCACGTGATACCGCACCTGATACCGCACATTTCTATTTCAGCCCATCTACTCAAAAAAATGGTGAAGAAGTGACCGAGCAAAGCCGCTTTGAAAGCCGCGCTGACTTTGCCCGGCGACTGAACTGCAAGCGCAGCTATGTCACGGCGCTGGCGGCGGCTGGCCGATTGGTGCTGGACGAATCCGGTGCCCAGGTCGACTGGCAGGCCAGCATGGAACGCATCGAGGCCACCCGCGATCCCTCCAAGGCCGCCACTGTGGCCCGCCACGCTGCAGCACGCACCCAGACTGCGCCGGTCGTACCGGATGAAGCGCAGGACGCGCCAGAATCGCCGGACAGGGGCAGCGCAGGAAATCAGACGGCGGGGTACCAGAAAGCCCGCGCAATGCGGGAAACCTACGCGGCAATGAGCGCGCGCCTGGAATACGAGCGTGCCATAGGGAAGGTTGTTGTGGTCGCCGACGTGCGGGCGGCGATTGCAGCAAGCGATGCACTGATCCGCCAGCGGCTTGAGGCGATGCCAGACATCGAAGCGCCTCAGATTGCCGCACTGGGCGGGCAAGAGCACGCCATCAGATTGCACCTTTCGGAAGCGATCGAGCGGATTCTTGCCGACCTTTCGCGGTCCATCGAACTGGGAGAAAACGCCAATGCAAGTTGAGTATGTTGGTATAGAAAAGCTCATACCCTACGCCCGTAACAGCCGCACCCACTCCGACGAACAAGTCGCCCAGGTCGCCGCCAGCATCAAGGAGTTCGGCTTCACCAACCCGGTGCTGATCGACGCCGACGGCGGCATCATCGCCGGCCACGGTCGCACCATGGCCGCCCGCAAGCTCGGCATGACCGACGTGCCGTGCATCCGCCTCGGCCACCTCACCGAAGCGCAGAAACGTGCCTACGTCATCGCCGACAACAAGCTGGCCCTGAACGCCGGCTGGGATGAACGCATGCTCGCTCTCGAATTCGCCGACCTGCGCGCCCTGGAATTCGACACCACGCTCACCGGATTCAGCCTGGACGACATCGGCGAACTGCTCGCCGAACTCGACGCCACGCCGGAAGGCGAAACCGAAGCCGACGCCGCGCCGCCCGTGCCAACCATCGCCAAAACCCAGCCCGGCGACCTCTGGCTGCTCGGCAAGCACCGCCTGCTGTGCGGCGACAGCACCAACCTGCAAGCCGTGCAGATGCTCATGGGGGGGGGGCATGGCTGATCTACTGGTCACGGACCCGCCGTATAACGTGGCGTATGAGGGCAAGACCGCCGACGCGCTGACCATCGAAAACGACAGCATGTCCGACGCCGATTTCCGCCAGTTCCTGCGCAACTGCTACGCCGCAGCAGATTCGGCGATGAATCCCGGCGCCGCCTTCTACATCTGGCACGCCGATTCGGAAGGATTCAACTTCCGTGGCGCCGCATTCGACATCGGATGGAGAGTGCGCCAGTGCCTCGTCTGGAAGAAAAACACGCTGGTGCTAGGCCGTCAGGACTACCAGTGGCAGCACGAACCCTGCCTCTACGGCTGGAAAGAAGGCGCCGCCCATTCCTGGTACAGCGACCGCAAGCAAACCACCATCCTCGAATTCAACAAGCCGCAGCGCAACGGCGAGCACCCGACCATGAAGCCCGTCGACCTGATCCAGTACCAGGTCGAAAACTCCAGCCGAGCCGGAGACATCGTGCTGGATTTGTTCGGCGGAAGCGGGTCCACGCTCATAGCCTGCGAAAAAACCGGCCGCCGCAACTGCAGCATGGAACTTGACCCAAAATATTGTGACGTCATCGTCCGCCGTTGGCAGCAATACACCGGCAAGCGCGCCATGCACGCCGTCACAGAGCAGGAGTTCGGCGAGTGACAAAGCCCGTTGACGCATGGGATTTGGTGTTTCGAACAAGGGCTGCCTCGCTGAGACCCCGCAAGCGCCTCAGCGTCAGCGCCTGGGCGGATGCCAATCGACGATTGTCCAGCAAGGGCAGCAGCGAGCCTGGCCAATGGGTGACTGATCGCAACCCGCCACTGCGCGAGCCGATGGACTGCCTGAGTCGTCACTCACCGGTTAAGACCGTGGTGCTGATGTTCCCCATCCAGTTTGGCAAAACCGAAATCGCCATCAACTGGCTTGGCTACACCATGGACCACAACCCCGGCCCCGTGATGGTCTGCCTGCCTGGCGAAGTGTCGATGAACAAGTGGATCGCCCAGAAGCTCAACCCGGCGCTGGCCGAAACGCACGCCATGCAGCGCGCATTGACTTCGGTCGCCAGCCGCGACAGCGCCAACCAGCGCAACTTCAAGGACTTTGAAGGCGGACAGCTCTACATCGAGCACGCAGGATCACCGCAGCGCCTGAAATCCACCACCGTGCGCTACATGGTCGTCGACGAGCTGGACGAATTCGCTGCCGCGCTGCAAGGTGGGGATGATCCGGTCGAGATGCTCAATGGGCGCACCTCGGCATTCCCCACCACTGGCAAAACGCTCTACATCAGCACCCCGCAAATCGACGGCACCTCGCGCATCCAGTCGCTGTATGCCGACTCCGACCGTCGCCAGTACCACGTTCCCTGCCCGGAATGCGGGCACCAGCAGCCGCTGGAATGGTCAGGGCTGCACTGGTCGCAACAGGCGGACGGCGAGTACCACGCCTACTACGCCTGCCGCGAGTGCTGGTCGGCCATCGAAGAACACCACAAAACGGACATGATCCGCCGTGGTCGCTGGATCGCCGACAACCCCAACGCACCTGCCCACACGCGCGGGTACACCATCAACGCGCTGTATTACCAATTTGGGCTCGGGCCACGCTGGGCCGATCTGGTGCGCATGTGGATTAAAGCGCAGAACTATTCAGCGAAGCTGAAAACTTTCATCAACGACCGCCTCGCGCAACCGTGGGAAGATCCCGCCATGCGCGCGGTAAAGCATAACGTCGTGCGCGACCGTGCCGAACCCTACGCCCTACGCACCGCGCCGATGGGCGTGCTGTGCATCACCGCTGGCGTCGACACGCAGGACAACCGACTCGCCGTCCACCTGACCGGCTGGGGCCGTGGCCTGCGCGCGTGGACACTGGATTACCTGGAGCTGATGGGCGACCCGGCGAACGACGACGTCTGGCTGCGACTCACTGATCTGCTGAACAAGCCGATCGAACACGCCAGCGGCGCACTGCTGAGCATCGAGGCTGCCGCCATCGATACCGGTGGCCACCGCGGCGAGCACGTCAAAGCGTTTGTGCGCAGTGGCAAAGTGCGTCGCCCCATGGCGATCTTCGGTGCCGTCCGCAACAACGCCCCGCCGCTGGATCGCGGGCGTCTCGTCGACGTGACATGGCGCGGCAAAACCGACAAGCGCGGCATGACGCTCTACCAGGTCGGCACCGTCGCCATCAAACACCACCTGTATTCGCTGATCAGCACAGACACCGATAAACAGCCCAGCGAACGCATGCTGCACCTGTCGGACGAACTCGACCACAGCTATTTCCAGGGTCTGACCAGCGAAACCTACAACCCAAAGCACAACCGGTTCGAGAAACGCGGCGGTGCCCGCAACGAACCGCTGGATACGTGGGTGTATTCCTACGCCGCTGCTCACCACCCAGAACTGCGCCTGCACCGCGCCAGCAAAGCCGACTGGGACGCCCGCGAAACACGCCTGCAGAACAACGCCCATACCGCCATCAAAACCGCCACCCAGCCCGCTGCGGTGGAGGCCGCTTCGGCGTCTCCCTCCAAGCCAGCACCAACACCCGCCAAGCCCACACCCCGCAAACCCACACTCAACCGAACATGGTGACCACAATGGACCGACTCAGCGCGCCAAGCCGATCCCGTTGCATGGGTGATGATCCCGATTTCGTGCAGTACGTGTACGACTGCGCGCTGGCTGGTGTGCCAGTCGAGCGCGTGCGTGAGTCGTTTCGTGGGGAACGCGTTTATATCCCGGCGCATCCTCACATCAACCGCGACAAGCGGGCGCAGATCGAGCGTGACCTGCGTTGCGAGCCCTCACTCTCTCCGGATCAGATCGCCCGCAAGCACGGGGTTGGCCGCCGGACGGTTTACCGAATTCGGTCAGAATTGCAGCAAAAATCCACGGCAAAACCGCCAAGAAATATCTGATATGGGCGAATCGTGCCATTTTGCCTAAACATGGCACACGCCCGAAAACAGACTGAGCGCCACAGTGGGAACACACCATGGCACTCAGCAGCACCGACCTCGACAAACTGGATGCAGCCATCGCGCAAGGCGCGCTGACCGTTGAGTTCAACGGTCGGCGCATGACCTATCGCAGCGTCGACGAACTGCTGGCAGCGCGGGCCCACGTCGCCGCGCAGATTGCCGCCGCCGCCGCCGCTGCCACCCGCAATGGTGCGACCAAGCGTTACACCTTCAGCACATTTCGGGGCGACTGATGGCCAAAAAGAAACGCCATAGCGCCAGTCAAAAGGCAGTGGTAAAAACCTCACCGCGCAGTGTCCGTGCCTACGAAGGCGCCAACACCAAAGACGGCTGGAAGCCACGCCGCGCTGGCGCCTCGGCCAATCTGGATCACCGCGCCGACAGCACCCAACTCCGCGCCCGTGCGCGGTCGCTGGTGCAGAATGTGCCCTATGTGGCCCGCGCACTGCAGGCGCTAAGCAGCGCCACCATCGGCACCGGCATCGAGCCAGTCAGCCGAGCCGAAAGCAAGCGCGTCGCCAAGCAGCTCAACGCACTGTGGGAGGCGTGGTCGCCCGTCTGCGATGCCGATGGCCTGCACGATATCTACGGACTGCAGCGGCTGGCGTATCACGCCATGGAGCAAGACGGCGAAGTGCTGATTCGTCGCCGCTACCGGCAGCCGCAAGACGGCCTGCCCGTGCCGATGCAACTGCAGGTGCTGGAAATCGACTACCTCGACACCGCCAAGATCGGCCCGGTAGCCAATGGCGGGCGCATCGTCAGCGGCAAGCAGTTCGATGCGATCGGTCGCTGCACTGGCTACTGGCTGTTTGAGTCACACCCCGGCGACCCGCTCACGGCCAACAAGGTGCAAAGCCGCCTTGTGCCTGCCGACGAAATCATCCACCTGTTTGACGCCCGTCGACCAGGACAAATGCGCGGCATCACCCGGCTGGCGCCGGTCATCGCCCGTGCACGGGATCTGCAGCTTTACGAAGACGCCGAGTTGGCGCGAAAAAACCTCGAATCGCGGCTGAGTGTGCTGGCCAGCGCATCGCCCGATGCCATGGCAAACCCGCAAGACGGCGCGACCACCGTCAACCCGTCCGATGTGGCCAATGGCGACCTCGGGCAGCTTTCGTCTGGCGGCATTACCGAACTGCCACCCGGCCTCAACCTCACCGCATTTGAGCCCAAGCCCGCCACGGGCACCGTGGAATACCTCAAGTGGCAGTTGCACCTGATCGCATCGGGAATCGGCGTGCCCTACGAGGCACTGACCGGCGATATGAACGAGGTCAATTTCAGCAGCGCCCGCATCCGCATCATCGACTTCCGGCGCGATGTCGAACAAATGCAGTGGACGGTACTGGTGCCTCGTCTGCTCAACCGCATTTGGGGCTGGTTTGTCGATGCCGCCTACCTCGGCACCGGCGTGGCCCGTGATCAGGCCGTCGAGTGGTCCACACCGCGCTGGGATTACGTCAACCCGCAGCAAGATATCAATGCCGAGGTCGAAGCCATCAAGTATGGCCTGATGACGCCCAGCGAAAGCCTACGCCGTCGCGGCTACAAGCCTGAGCAAGTGTTTGCCGAGCTTGGCAGCGACTTTGCGGCACTCAAAGACTCCGGCGCATTGCCATTCCTGCAATTTATGCAGGGCAAACCGGCAGCGGACGCCGAACCGACTGACCCGGCCACGCCGCCAAAGTAGGGCAAGCGCAGCGCGGCAGACATCCCGCCGATGCAACTCACCTTGCCAGCTATCCACATTCACCAGAGCGAAACCCGCATCGAGCCGCCTGTGGTGAATATCGGCGGGCCGACTGTCAATGTCGAGCGTGCCGAAGCGCCAGCGGTGCATGTCAACGTGCAGCCAACGCCGGTCACGATTGATGTGCAGCCTGCCGAAGTGCGTGCCGATGCGCCTGTGATCCACGTCGCCGCGCCAAACGTCACCATCCAGCCCGCCCAGGTCACGGTCGAGTTGGAAGCCAACATCCCACCGGCAGAAATCACCCTGGATCTGCCAAACCGCAAAACCACCACCGACATCACCCGAGACGCGATGGGCCGAATCATCGGCACCACGCAGCTCGAAACCGACGCGGAGTAAACCATGAGCCTTTCAAACGCCACCGAAGCCGACATCCTCGACGTGCTGCTGCGCGGTGTCGATCCGTCGTATCGCGCAGGCACGACGCAGTATCTGGCGCTGTTCACCGCCGACCCTGGCGAAGCTGGCCGGTTTGTGTCCGACACCTATTCGCGCATTGTCGGCGCGGTGCCGTCTGGCTATGGCGGCAGTGCGTGGATTCTGGCAGTCACCGCTGGCGGTATGGCTGGCCGTTCGGCGGTAGAACTGTCCGCCACCGGTACGGGCGCGATGGGCCTGCCAGGATCAGGCACGGCAGCGATCACGTTCACGGTCGCTGATGCTGCGGGGTCGCTGATCGTCAGCGGTAGCGGATCGGCCTCGTTCGCGGTTGCCGTGGCCGACGCATTGGCCTCGGCATCCATCAACGGCAGCGGCTCGGCATCGTTTTCCGTCACCGCAGCCGATGCCACGCTGGGCGCACTTGCCAACGGCGCAGGCACAGCCAGCATCACCGTCTCGGGGACGCTGACACCGTATGCCATCGGCCACATGGCTGGCAGCACCGAAGATTCGAGCGTGCTCACCACGCAGAGCATTGCCAACGCTATCTGGTCTGCGCTGGCATCGGCCTACACCGAATCCGGCACGATGGGTGCAAAACTCAACGCGGCCAGCAGCGGACGCGTTCGTATGCACTGACATGCTCGGTGTGCTCGCGGTCGGGGAAGAAGACCATTTCGAGTTCCTTGCGTGTTTAGGATGAACGGCACTTGTAGGCTCTGCTCCACCACGCTTACACTTCCGTTGCTATATCAGTGTGTTTGTAGCCTTCGCTCAACGGCGGTTCCCGCCGCAACCACCTAAACGGCCTTGTTTGCGTTCCAGCGCTCTCAAGGCCGTTTTTACGTTCGGCACCGATACGGCGGTTGCTACCGGTGCTTTCCACTTCTCTTTCCATTCGCGCCTCCTATCGTCCAGGATCGTCCACTGCCGTCTTTCATTGTTGACACCCACGATGGCCTCCGCATGGGGTCTGGCATTTGGCAAAGCCTGGGCCGATGCCTGGGGCGTGGTGCTGGAGGATGAAGACCCGATCCCTGCACCCCGCCCGGTATTGCGCGCCATCCCCGATGAGCGGCGCCGTAAGCGCGTCACCCCGGCTATTCCACTGGCATCACTTCGGCCTGTAGACCACGCCGCCGACGATGAAGATGTGCTGTTGATGATCGGCGCCATGTAGGCGTGTAGGCGTGCCATTTTGCCTAAACTTGGCACACGGGCCGGTGTTTGATGCTCACCCATGAGCACACAAACCCGACAGCTACCGCTGCAAACCCGTCTCGCCGTGATCCAACCGGCGACCTTCAACGCCGAAGCGCGAACGGTCGAAGTGGTCTGGACGACGGGCGCAAGCGTCCGCCGTTACGACTTCTGGTCGGACGAAACCTACGACGAAGAATTGGAGATCAGCGCCGCCGCGATTGACATGGCGCGATTTTCGACCGGTGCCGCGCCCGTGCTGGACAGCCACGCCACGCGTGGGCTTGAAAACCAGCTTGGCGTGGTCGAACGCGCATGGATCGACGGCAACGTCGGCAAGGCCACGTTGCGGCTCAGCCAGCGCGAAGACGTGGCGGGCATCGTCGCCGACATCGCTGCCGGAATCATCCGCAATATCAGCGTCGGGTACAGCGTGCAGCAGTACCAGATCACCCGCTCGCCCGGACAAGTTGCGGTCTATCGCGCTGTGCGGTGGACGCCCTCCGAACTCAGTTTCGTCACCGTGCCAGCCGACCCCGGCGCGACCACGCGTGACGCTCCCGCGCAGGGCTCTCCCTGCCTTTTCACCACCCGAGGTAATGCAATGGACCCGAACGATAACGGCGGCACCGCCGCATCTGCCGCTGACGACGCGGCGAACATTGAACAGCAGCAACGCGCCCAGCGTGAGGCCGCCGAAGCGGCCAACGTACGCAGTGCCGAAATCGTTGCACTGGCGACCCGACATGGCATGACAGATAAAGCCGAAGGCTGGATTCGTTCCGGCAAGCCCATCGGCGACATTCGCGCCGACGTGCTGACGGCATTGGTCGCGGCAGACCAAGCGCGTGGCGGTAACTTCAACCACGTTGTGCCTGGCATGGACGAAGCGGACAAGCAGCGCGCAGCCACCGAAACGATGCTGCTGCATCGTGCCAACGCCATCGACCCGGCAACTAAAGCCCGCGTGCAGATCGAGCGCGACAACCCGATGCGCGGTTACACGCTGCTGGAGCTGGCCCGCCGCTCGTTGGAGCGTACCGGCGTCCGCACCGATGGCCTGTCGAAGCTGGAACTGGTTGGCCGTGCGTTCACGCAGTCCGGTTCGGATTTCCCGGTTCTGCTGGAAAACACCATGCACAAGGCACTGCAAGGTGCCTACGCCGTGGCCGCCGACACCTGGTCGCGTTTCTGCGCCCGTGGCTCGGTCAGCGATTTCCGGGCGCACAACCGCTATCGCACGGGCAGCATCGGAAATCTTGATTCGCTCACCGAACTTGGCGAGTTTAAGCACAAGGCGTTGCCGGATGGCGAAAAGGCGACGGTGACCGCAGGCACCAAGGGCAACATCGTTACCCTCAGTCGTCAGGCCATCATCAACGATGACCTGAGCGCATTCGTGGGTGTTCTGAACATGTTGGGGCGCGCCGCTGCTCGCACCATCGAAGCCGATGTCTACACGCTGCTGGCCGCCAACCCGACGCTGGAAGATGGCATTGCGTTGTTCCACGCTTCGCACGGCAACATTGGCACGGGTGGCGCGCCGAGTGTGACCTCGTTCGACAACGCGCGCTCGCTGATGGCCGTGCAGACCGATGTCAGCGGTAACGACTACCTCGACTTGCGTCCATCGATCTGGCTTGGCCCGACTGCCTCGGGCGGTTTGGCTCGCGTCGTCAACGGCTCGCAGTACGACCCCGACGCCAACAACAAGCTGCAGCGCGCCAATGCGGTGTACGGGATGTTTGCGGATGTCATCGACACCCCACGCATTTCTGGCACCACCTGGTATGCGTTCGCGAGCCCCGCCGATGCGCCGGTCATCGATGTGTCGTTCCTCGACGGCAACGACGCCCCGTTCTTGGACATGGAAGAGGGCTTCAGCGTCGACGGTGCCCGCTACAAGGTCCGTCTCGACTTCGGCATCGCCGCCATCGACTACCGCGGTGCTGTCCGCAACGCAGGCGCCTAAGCCATACCACCGGACAGCCCGCATTGGCCGGGCTTTCCACACATCACACGCGAGGAAGTTATGGCAACGAACTATGTATCTGATGGGAACGTCATCAATTGGACCAATGGCACCGGGTCAGCCGTCTCCGCTGGCGCCGTCATCGCCATCGGCCACTGCATCGGTGTCGCACTGGTCGATATCGCCAATGGCGCCACGGGCTCGGTCGCACTCGAAGGCGTGTTCACCGTGCCGAAGGTTTCGGCCGCCGTGTTCACGCGGGGCGAAAAGCTGATCTGGGATGCGTCGGCAGGCGCGTTCGACGACTCGGCTGCCACGCCTGCCACGGGTGACATCACTGGTGGCGCAGTCGCATGGGATGCGGGCGCCAACACCGAGACCACATGCACCGTGAAGCTCACCCCAGGCAACGCAACCAAGACCGCCTGATGAACCGGCGCGGGGCCGAAACGCCCCGCGCCACTCACCGTGACCGGACAACGCCCGATGACTGAACACGACACCAACCAGCCCGCTCGTCCCGGATTGGAGCGCCACGTGCAAAGTGCTGCACTCACCATTTTGATGCTGTTGATGGGCTGGGTAGGTAACACGCTCATCGCGGTCGACAAACGCACCGCCGTGATTGAAACCCAGTTCGGAACGCTGGCTGCCCAAGTGGCGCAGTCGCAGCCCGCCCGCGAGGCCGCGCGGGATATGGCCGAAGTCAATCGGCGGATTGATGCCATTGAGGCGCGGTTATTGCGTGAGCGTGAAGCCATCCGCGCTGCCGAGGCGCAACGCTGATGTCCGTCGCGCGCACCATCGCGATTCGTACCGCCATCGTGCTGGGGCTGTCCGGCCCGGTCATTGGCTACTACGAGGGCATGGTTCCGCACACCTACGCCGACCCGGTCGGCATCCCCACGATTTGCTACGGCCACACTGGCCCCGACGTGGAGTGGGGCGACACCCGCACCGCTGAACAGTGCGAAGCATTGAAGCAATCCGACATGCAGGCCGCGCTTGGCGGTGTTCTGCGCTGTACCGGCCCGGAATTGGCCGACCACGAATACGCCGCGCTGGTGTCGTTTACCTACAACGTCGGCACCACCGCGTACTGCAACAGCACCATGGCCCGACAGATCAACGCGGGCGCACCGGCAACAGTCTGGTGCAGCCAGCTTGACCGCTGGGTCTACGCCAAAGGCATCAAGCTGCCCGGACTGATCAAGCGCCGCGCTGCCGAGCGCGCATTGTGCGAGGGCCGCGCATGAAGAGTATTGGGACGGCACTCATTATCGCCCTGATGGTTTGTCTGTCTGGCTGTGATCGCATTGAGTCACAAGTTGCAGGCCAGCCAAGAACTGAGGTTCGACGGGTTGACTGTAGCCAATTGGGGTACTGCTTCACCTGCGCGCCGGGGTTCGACATGAAGATGACCTGCGGACCAAAGTTGTCGAACTTCTGCCCAGGTGAGCGTGAGGCAGAAGTGATCGTCACCCCACTCGTCACGACGTTTGCCAGCGGTAGGCAGTCGCATACCGAAAAAACCGAGCTGGTGAAATACATCGGAGACAAGTGCGAATGAACCGCCGCGCCACCGACATCAAACCCAACGCGCTGCTGTCGCCGCGTGTTGCGGCATGGCTGACCAACTGGGGCCCGAAGATCCTGATCTGCCTGTTGCTGATCCTGATGGGCTACGCCATCGCCGACATTACCGGGGCAAAACAATGATCCCGCCGTCCGTCGTGCTCACGCTGATCCTGATCGTCTCGGTCATCGGCAACGTCTGGCAGCTTGTTCATGCGGCCAACAAAACCGCATCGGCGGATCACGTCGCCGAAACCGCCACATCCGCGAATGCCGAGTGGGAATCCACCGCCATGTCCTTGCAATCCAGTCTTGCGCAGTGCCAGCAGCAATGGGCACTGCAGAACCAATCCGCCGCCACCGCTGTCGCTGCCGCACGTCAGGGCCGTGAAGCAGCACAGCGGCAGGCGGATGCCTGGAAAACCCGATGGGACGAGCGCACCGCCTCGTGCGATGCGTCGCTGGCACAGATGGAGGTCGCATGCGCGCATCTGTCTGGCTACTGATCGTCCTCGCGCTGTCGGGCTGCTGTCACGACACCGTGATCACCAAGCCCACGCCGATCACCGTCGAAACCATCCGCCTTCAAGCGGTGCACGACGCCCTCACCAACCCGCATCCGGTGGCCGAAGGCCCGCTATCGCTGTGCCCGTGGGTGGCGTCGGATCGAAAGCGCGAGCTGGAAGCCTGCAATGCCGACAAAGCCGCGATCCGGTCGCAGCATGGAGGCGAGCAATGAGCGCCGTGTTTGACAACACCGCATGGGATGCGCTCAACGCGGCCGATGCCGATTTTTTCGGCACCGCGTCCTGCACGGTCACTGCCGCCTCGGGCGCGGTGTATGCCGTCAACGGCTACGTCGAGCGCGGCAAAGGCCCACGCGCCCTGCCTACCGGGCAAGTGATCGATGCCGACATCACCATCACCCTAATTCAGTCCACCACCACCGCAATGCCCGAGCCCAAGCGCGGCTGGCGCATCACCGCAGGCGGTGTGGTGTACGCCGTCGACAGCCTGCTGGCGTCGGACGCCAGCACGTGGACACTCTCCGTCAAGGAAACCGTATGAGCTGCTACCCACATCTGGACGTGTCCGCAGGCGATGCGTGGAATCACACGTTTCTTTATGCCGACCTCGACAGCTACGATGTCAACGGCGACCCGATCGCGGGTGATCCCATTCCGCTCACCGGCATGTCCGCGCGCCTCGATGTCCGCGACGAAGATGGCGACCTGATCACCACGGCCAGCACCGACAACGGCCTGCTGACCATCACCGCTGCGGCTGGACAAATTGACCTGGCGATGCCTGCCAGCGATACCGCCCTACTGGCACCCACGCGCCGCCGCGAGCTGATTGCCGCGCTGCGCATCTGGGACACCACCGACTACGACAACAGCGCCAAGACCATCGCCATTTACACGCTGGTGGCGGTGCCCTCGAAAGTGGGTGGCGCATGAGCACGGTGACCACCATCATCGCCGCACCGGTCGCCATCACCCGCGTGTTTGCCGCAGGACAACGCGGCCCGGCTGGGCCTCAGGGTCCGCAAGGCGAGCAAGGCCCGCCCGGCGATGCCGAGGGCATTCCCGGCTTGAGTGCCTACGAGGTTGCTGTTGCAGATGGATTCGTCGGCGATGAAACGGCATGGCTGGCATCGCTGGTTGGTCCAACTGGCGCGACCGGCGCAACAGGTGCGACCGGGCCTCAGGGTCCGCAGGGTGATCCCGGCGCGACTGGCGCAACCGGTGCAACGGGTGCCACCGGCCCACAGGGTGATCTGGGTGCAGACGGCGCCGACGGTGCTGACGCCACTATTGCTGGCAGTAACACGCAGATCCAGTTCAACGACGGCGGTGCGCTGGGTGCCGACGCTGGGCTGACCTACGACAAAGCCACCGGAACATTGAGCGCCACGCAAACCAAAACAGCCAGCGTGGCTGGCCCCGACAGTGTCACCGGCACGCAACTGCGTGCGGGTGCAGGCGGCACGCTGTCCACGCTTGGCGTTGATCCATCCGCTACCGCGCCGTATTTCGGCACGGGTGGCAGCGTTTACGATGTATTGCATTCAGGCAACACCAAAACCGTCGCAGGTCAGTCAATCAATGGGTCTGGCAATGTGGTGCTGTCTGATTCCGACGTGCCCGCCACCGTCGTCACCGAAGCCGGATCATCCCGCGCCATTGCCGATTCGGACGCTGGCAAATACATCCGGTTTACCGCGACCGGCGCGAAAACCTGCACATTCGGCACCGGAATCACAAAAGGCGAATACCACATCCGCAACGCGGCGGCATCGGGCGATGTAACGCTGACCGCATCCTCTACCACGCTCAATGCACCCGCAGGCGGAACGCTGGTGCTTGAGCCGGGAATGACCTGCACGGTTAAATTCATCGGCACTGCCGAGTTCGACGTATTCGGCCAAACGGTGGCGGCATGATTGCCGGGATGATGGCGCGGCGATTGGTACCTGCGATTGATCCAATTGCATATGCAATTAAATCAAAACTTTCAGAGTATTATCCGCTGACAGAGTCTAGCGGATCACGCTATGGACTTGTAACAGGACATGAGCTTTACGAGAGCACAGGAACAATTGGAACAGCAAGTGGACTAATCAGCGGAGAGCTTGCCCCAGCTTTTACTGCAACAAACGGTCAATACTTGCGCGAGGCAACCGTTTCTGGGTCACCCATGAATGTTCCGTCAGGCGGGGGGAACCACTGCATATTTGGATGGT